ATTAATAAAGAAAAAATAGAAAAATCTTTACCTAAATTTAAAAATAAGAGTGGTACTCTTATTTTAAAGAAAATGGCAAGCGATGGTACCACCATACCAAAAATCAAACAATATTTAAGAAAATTAACATCTAATGGTAATAAACCAGATATAGTTTTTATAGATTATATGGACTGCGTAGTACCATCAAAACAATTTAAAGATGAATGGTCAGGAGAAGGAAATGTTATGAGACAATTTGAAACTATGATATCAGAATTGGATATTGTAGGATGGACAGCCATACAGGGTAATCGTAGTTCTATTAAAGCCAACGTTGTAGAGGCAGATATGATTGGTGGGTCAATTAAAAAAGGACAGATAGGTCATTTTATTTTATCAATTGCTAAATCATTAGAACAAAAAGAAGAAGGAAGAGCAACTATTGCCATTCTTAAATCTAGATTTGGTAAAGATGGTGTTATATTTGAAGATATATTATTTGATAATGGCACATTACAAATAGATACTACCATGTCTAGCGATGTTTCATTTTTAGATTTCGAAAAAGTAGAAGAAAAGAAAAAATCCACACTTGTTATAGACGCACTTAGAAAGAAAAAAGGTATTTTAGGAGACATATAGATTTACATCTATGAGATAAGTTGTATTTATAGAAAATTCTATAAATTATAATAATAAAATAAAAAAAGTTTAAAATGAAACTATCTAACAAAATTTTATCAGATATTACAATTTACATGAAATACGCAAGATATTTACCAGAATTAAATAGAAGAGAGACATGGGATGAGTTAGTCACAAGAAATAAAAATATGCATATTAAAAAATATCCGTTTTTAAAAGAGGAAATTGAAAATAATTATAAATTTGTGTATGATAAAAAGGTATTACCATCAATGAGAAGTATGCAATTTGGAGGTAAACCGATTGAGATATCACCTAATAGAATATATAATTGTGCTTATATGCCTATTGATCATATTGATTCATTTAGTGAATGTATGTTTTTGTTGTTAGGTGGAACAGGAGTAGGTTATTCGGTGCAGAAACATCACGTGGAAAAATTATCCCCAGTTAATAAACCCTATACTAAAAGAAAAAGAAGGTTTTTAATAGGAGATTCTATTGAGGGTTGGGCAGATGCCATTAAGGTATTAATGAAATCTTATCTTAATGGTAAGAGTTCACGAATTGAGTTTGATTTTTCAGATATTCGTATTAAAGGTGCTAGATTAGTTACATCTGGCGGAAAGGCGCCGGGGCCTCAACCATTAAAAGAATGTATTCTTAAAATAACAGGAATATTAGATAATCATGAAGATGGGGATCAATTAACTACTTTAGAGGTGCATGATATTATATGTCATATTGCTGATGCGGTTTTAGCTGGTGGCATTAGACGTGCAGCGCTTATATCTTTATTTAGTGCAGATGATGATTCTATGATGAGTTGTAAAACTGGTAAATGGTATGAATTAAATGCGCAACGTGGAAGAGCTAATAATTCTGTTTGTCTAATGAGACATAAAATTACAAAAGAATTTTTTATGGATATTTGGAAACGAGTAGAATTAAGTGGTTCAGGTGAACCAGGCATTTATCTTAATAATGATAAAGATTGGGGAACAAATCCTTGTTGTGAGATAGCGTTAAGACCATATCAGTTTTGTAATTTATGTGAAGTAAATGTAAGTAATATAGATTCACAAGAAGATTTAAATAAAAGAGTAAAAGCCGCCTCCTTTATTGGAACTTTACAGGCGGGGTACACCGAATTTCACTATTTAAGAGAAATATGGCAGGAAACTACCGAAAAGGAAGCTTTAATAGGAGTATCAATGACAGGAATCGGTTCAGGTGTTGTTCTTGGGTATGATATGAAAAAAGCTGCAGATGTGGTTAAAAGGGAAAATGCTCGAGTATCTAGAGTATTAGGTATTAAAAAGGCGGCTAGAACAACAACCGTTAAACCTGCAGGAACTACTTCATTAGCATTAGGAACCTCTTCAGGTATTCATGCATGGCATAATGATTACTATATTAGAAGATTACGGGTTGGAAAAAATGAAGCCATATATTTATATCTTAATAAAAATCATCCTAAATTAGTAGAAGATGATTATTTTAGACCTCATGATACTGCAATTATTTCTATCCCTCAAAAAGCACCCAAAGGGTCAATATTAAGAACGGAATCTCCTTTTGAATTATTAGAGAGGGTTAAAAAAGTGGCAAATGAGTGGGTAAAGGCGGGTCATCGCACTGGATCTAATGGTCATAATGTTTCTGCCACTATTTCTTTAAAAGAAGAAGACTGGGAACTTACGGGAGAATGGATGTGGGATAATAGAGAATACTATAACGGACTATCTGTTTTACCTTATGATGGAGGTACATACGTTCAACCACCATTTGAAGATTGCGATGAAGAACAATATAATAAAATGTTTTCCTTTTTACAAGAAATAAAGTTATCTAATATAATTGAAGAGAAAGATGACACAAATCTTACCGCTGAACTTGCGTGTGCAGGAGGGGCTTGTGAAATTAAATAAATAAACTATCCATATAATTTATTAAAAAGGTGTTATTAACACCTTTTTTTTATATTTATACTTTTCTTTTAAAAAATATATTGTAGAATATTTATATACAAATGGCACAGAAAAAATATATAAATATTGATTTCCCTTTTGTAGATAGTAAGGAAGGATTTTATTTTAATCTCACCCAAACAGATCAGGCAGCAGTAAGAGCTGATTTATTACATCTATTATTAACAAATAAGGGGGAAAGATTGTATATGCCAGATTTTGGCAGTGATTTAAAAAAATATATTTTTGAACCAAATGATTCTATTACTCATAGTGAGATAAAAGATAATATAAATGAAACAATAAAAAGATATATGCCTAATCTTGTAATTGATAGTATAGAATTTAAAAATAACGAAATTGAAGAATTAATAATAGTAGAAGTTAGATATACGGTAACCGAGGGTACTTTCACTTCTTCTGATGTAATTGAAGTAACATTTTAAATATGGCTAAAAAAATAGATTATAATGCTAGGAATTTTGCTGAAGTAAGAACAGAATTATTTGGATATATTAAACAATATTATCCAGATGTATTTTCAGATTTTAATGATGCGTCGGTTGGTATGATGTTATTAGAATTAAATGCAGCAGTTGGGGATATGTTATCTTTTCATACTGATAGAATGTTTAATGAAACACAAATTAATTATGCACAAGAAAGATCATCTATTTTAGAGTTAGCTAGAACATTTGGATTAAATGTGCCAGGTAAAAGACCTAGTATTACCCTTATAGAGTGGTCAGTTACCGTTCCTACTGATGGAGACACTTTTGATTTATCTTATTGCCCTCTTTTACTTAGGGGGTCACAAGGTACGGGTGCTGGTAAAGTATTTGAATTAGTAGAGGATTGTGATTTTGCGTCACCATTTAGTACGGGTGGAATACCAAATAGAAAAATTATTCCTAATATAAATGAATCTGGGTTAGTAGACAATTATACTATAACAAAAATAGAAATTGTTTTAAATGGAATAACAAAAATATATAAAAGAGTAATAAACTCCGCCGATTATAAGCCATTTTTAGAGATTTTATTACCAGAAGATAATGTATTATCTATTGATAATATAATAACTTTAGAAGGAACCAACTTAACCACTGAACCATCACTAACACAGTTTACTGAATTTGATAATAATTTTTATGAGGTAGAATCATTAGCACAGGCGGAAATATTTATCGAAGATCCAAATTTAAGATCAGATAATAGCGGTATAATACCTGGTAGATGGAAAAATGCACCACAAAGATTTATAAAAGAATTTACTGATAATGGTTTTTGTAAAATAACATTTGGTGGGGGTCAACCAGATATATCAGAAATAAATAGTTTTATTGGATGTAGGGGTCAAATAGATAGAATTGGTGATTTTTTAGATAACTTATCTTTAGGTGAGATTCCAGTTCCTGCTCGCACAATGTTTATTAAATATAGAATAGGTGGCGGCGGTGATAGTAACATTGGACCAAATACTTTAACTAGTTTAGGTAATATAAGTATGATTGTTAATGGTGATATTGCTAGTGAAAATAGAAGTGTAAGAGATAGTTTAGAAGTAAATAATCCTATACCCGCTATTGGGGGTAAAGATCAACCATCCGTTAATGAAATAAGGAATTTAGTT